TATACCCGCATTAGTGGCAGAGGTGCTTGCTCCAGAAGCTGAACTACTTGCAGCAGATGCTGATGCAGCAGCTGCGGTAGCGCTTGTTGCAGCATTGGTAGCAGATGTTGTAGCAGAAGCAGCGTCTACAATAAGTGACCATTTAGCTACATCGGCATTACTTGATATCGGTTGTGAGCCACTTGATGTATGTGCAGTTAAGCAGATATAGATGTTATTGTTAGATGTATCTTTAATAATGTCATAAACAATATATGCTGTAGATGCAGCCCAATTACCCTTGTATGTGCCTACTGCATTAGTTACTGTTGGATTACCATCAGCATCAAATGATAAAAACTTATTAGCGCGAGTTGTATTGTATGGCAACGTCATGTTAATAGAAGTAGGATCTGTTACAGGCGCTTTAAGTGAACGCTCTGCTGTTTCAGCTACTTGTTGAACAAATATAACATCTGAGTCTAATTCTGTATTTAATGTATTAGCAAAGAAGTCGCCACCAGTTACAAAGTCTGTTGAACGCTCAATAGATCTAGCACCTACAATAGTAATACGATCAGCGTTTGTGGCAGCTACTACTAATGTGACTGATCCTTGACCAGTAGTTGGACTAATGGTTACAGTATAATTTGTAGTTAAAGTAAGAAGTGTGGTATTCTTGTATACTGCGATATCTGTACTAGTGAGTACAGGAAACGAAAATGCATAGGGGCCTATACCAGCAGATCCTGTGTATACTATTCGTCTTGCTACGTTGGTTATTGCATAATCAGCCATGTTTTTTCCTCTGCCTTATTTTACCTTGGATTTATAGAAAAGCGTACAAATTCTTTCTGTTTATTGATAGCTTCTACTAAATCAGGATATTTTGCTTTCTTTTCACTTCCATCTTCTTCATAGTAAATGCCACTATATTTAGCGCCATAATCTTCTTCTTCTGTCATATTAGTATCAGATCGTTGAATTTCACCAATCATTACCTTTTTAGCTTCTTTTCTATATTTAGAAACAATACGATCAATTTCTTTACGTTTATCATCAGGAGCCATAGGAGATCTTCCTGAAATCTTACGATTCTTTTCAATATCTTTTATAATAGTTGGAATAGCTCTTTCCATATTCATATTACCAAGATCATCACTAGATTCACTAATAACTGGTAATTTAATTTGTTGTCCATATAGACGTTTATAAGTATTAAATTGTTCTGCATTTAAACTAACACCATCCCAATTTTTAGAAGCCCTTGAAATACCAGTGCGATTTTCTGCAAGTATTTCATCCATTGGAGATATCTGTGTAGAGGTAGCAGATATAAATGGAATTGCATTAATCCACATATCTAGTACAGTATTCTTTGTATATTTTTGTCTGCCAGCATCATCTAACTCTTGCTCAACTTGACCACGCAATACAGGGATTCTGCCAATGACTTCATTTTTAGCTTGTTGGTATGCACGTGATGCCATAGTACTGATATTATTGCCTACCATAATTTCATCAGGAAGTTTTGATGTAGATGGTCTATCTATCAATCTAGCAACATGAGCAGCTTGAGTAGATGCTCCAATACCTAAAATAGGTATGCTCATAGCAGCATTCTTAATACCTTGCCTACCTAAAGCTGCTACAATGGATAATAATTTTTCTCCACCATCTTCAAACTTACCACGACTTAAAGATAATATTTCTCCAACAAATTGCATTGTAGGGAGATTAGTTAAATACTCTGCATTGCTTCCGGCAATTGCTCCTACCCAATTTGATATTTGATCACTATTAGGATCTTCTTCTGAGAATTTCATAGCATCTGCAAAGTCAGCACCAGCTGCCATAATTTGAGCTATTTGGTCAAAACGTTTATAAGATATATAAACTTTACCATTAGCTTCTTTTACATCTGTATATTGACCTAATGCCTCTTTAACAGAAGCAGATATTTGTTCTGTAGGAATAGCAAATGAATACTCTTGCCATCCTGTATTTTGCATAGCATTTTTTTGTTCAATATCAGCAGGACCACTACCTGTTAAAAATCCTTCTGTTGCAGCATAAGCAGTTAATGATCCAACAGTAGATCCTACTGCTAATCTAGCCATAGCTCTATCTTTGTATATACCACCCTTATTCCAGTCTTTATAGAATTGTGGAGATATAAAATTCATTCCTGGGATACGTGAAGCACCTTGATCAAATATTTTACTTAATGTATTAGAAAATGGCACCATTGTTCTAACAACAGGTAATTGAAAGAATTGATTAGTTTTATAGTAGAATTTATCTAATGTTTTAGTTTTGTCAAAGTCATATGAAAATGATATAAGCCTGCGTGTTTCTTCTACATTATTATAGATATCTGCTGGTTGCTCACGTACAAATTTAATAACATCTTCTGTTACTTGTTTTTGTGCATCTACTAATGACATACCTTCATTAGTTAATTCATCCAATCTTGAACGTGCAAATTTAGATGCTTCTCTGTGTAAAGCCATTCTAGCTATTGTGCCTGATACTAATTCGTCTCCACCAGCTAAAGCTCTAAAAGGAATAGATTGTACAAAGCTAACACCATCTAATGTATTGCCTACAAATGTATCTTTTAAATCACCAGTCCTATAAAGTTCATGTTTAGTAAATGGTATATTAATAGATGTATCTGAAAATGCTTCTGCTGATAAAGGATTCTTACGTACCTCACCTTTAAATCCAGCTCTTTCTCCAGTTTTAACAACTTTAGATGCAGATTCAAATCCATCAAGCATGCCATTACGCCATCCATGTAGGCTATTAATAAAGTCCTCCATGAAATAACTTTCTTCCCCTTTAATAGCAGTTCTTAATTTGCCAATACCAGCTGCAATACCATCTTCTACTGTCATTAAAGCACCATGAGCCATAGAACCCACTAAGTTTTCTGACCATGTTTTAACATCATTAAGCATGTTGCTTTGTAAAGTATACCAAGCACCATCTTGAATCTTATTCCAAAATCCTTTTTGTCCTTTAATAAGAGCATTTTTACCAGCTTGCGTTGGAGATGCCATATAAAGTTTAGCAAATTGTTGTAAAGTACTTTCGCTTGCAGTCTCATCTAATAAAGCTTGCAAGTCTGGTCCAGATAATGCAGTCTTAGTTTCATTAGCTCTTTTAAATACATTAAGTGATCTAGCAACATCAGTCTGTACTCCAGACATTTGTTTTAAAATAACGTCATGGTAAGCTAATTGTTGTCTAAGGTTTAATTTATCAATATCAGATAAACCTTCCGTAGTGTATCGAATAATTAAATCATCAACATATTTGGCACTATCATCATGTAATTGAATTAATCCAGCTAGATTAGTAGCTAATTGAGAATCACCTACTTTAGATGTAAACTCCTCACCTTGTAAAATAGATCTAGCCATAGACTCAGGGACACCACGTTCTATTGCTGCATCATAAATACTTTGTACAGTTCTAGTTTTAACAACAGGATCTTTAAGCATTATTTCTGATGTAGATTGAATAGTAGCTCTTAATGAATCATCGTCAAATGGCACAGTAGAAATCTTGCCATAATTAATTCCTGTAGGCGATACTGGTATAGCACCTGTAGCTTTAATTTCACCTTGCTTATTTATTACTTTTTCCATTTTCTTTTCAGAAATTGGTTTAACATTTAAAGGTTGAGGATTATCAGGAATAGTTGGTTCTGTGATTTCAGTTTCTTTTGGTGGAAGTCTAGGTCTTTGTGTAGCCGGACCTACTTTTACTTCACGCTCAACTTTTGTACCAGCTTTTTCTAATGTTTTCTTTAAAATATCTTCTACCATAGTAGCTTTACCAGCTACTAATGTTGGCTCTGTCTCTGTAAAGACTGAATCTGTTAAAGGAACACCAATATCAGGCATTGATCCTTCATCAATAGCTTGTGCTTCTGTTTGAGCAACTTCTTGATTAACTGAGTCACCTAAATCAGTAGTCATTTGATTAATACGTTTATCTAATGATGTGTTATCAATTGTCATTTCTGCATACTTTCAAGAATTTTTTTAGTTTGCCTATCTTGTTTCATTGATTCTGTTACACTGATTTTTCTTTCCATAGGTACTGATAATGCTGGTGAAATTTGATCCTTAGTAAATGCAAGATAAATACTTCTGCCTTTTATATTTTGAAAATGTACGCCATCATATCCTTGCTCTTGTAATTTTTGAACATCATCTATTCCAGATGGTACACCTTGTTTAAATTTATAGGCTGGATATGGGTTATTCATTTTTACATATACAGGAATAATTTGACCACCTTTTGTTGGAGTAATTGATCCTGTTTTATATTTCATAGAGAATATATCTGCAAACTCTTTATCTGGTGTTAGCCATATTACACCACTTAAATTTTTACTAGATATTTCATTTGGAGTTTTAAGCTCTGAAAAATTATTCATTGTGCCATGGTATAAAATAATTGGATTTCCATTTGCATCTGCAATTTTACTATCTCCAAACCAATTCTTAAAATCAAGATTTGTTTTAAGTATTCCAGTGTCTATTTTTCCAAGCATACTATTTTTAATTAGTGCTGTTGCAGATTTAAAACCTTTTGCAGCTAATCCAATTTGTCCAGCTGGAGCAATAATTTCACCAATAGTTTGCATTGGGTTGTTACGCAAACCTTTAAAATAATTGCTATTATCATCTACAAACTCTTTAACTTTTTCTGTAGTAGGCAATACAGTATCTTGATGCATTCCATCTAAGAATTTAGTTAGCTTACCTTTTCCTTCTTCATTATTAGTCATATTAACTACGCCACGCAATAAAGTTTCAAGATCACCTGGCAAACCTAAAAATCCTTGCACTGCACCTTTTACTGTTGATATAGGCAAATTTAATAATTCTTGTGCTGCTTGAGCTGGAGTAGCAATAATACCTTTTGATTCATTTTCTGCTGCCATAGATGCTCTTGATTTAGATACATATGGTTCTTCTATAGGAGCATTCATTACCATAGCAGGTTCTTTCACCATGGGTTTTTGTGGTGCAGGTTCTTGTGGCATAGGAGTAATAGGGCCATACTCTCTTTCAGTTTGCCAATTTATATGATCGTCAAATATGTCATCCATATTATTTACCTTAACTCAGAAGCAGCTAATTCAGATTTATGAATAGCATCTAAATGATTTATAATGTCTGTTTCAACAGTTGTGTTTAATTTTTTCATTCTAATGCTTTGAATAAATAATTGATACTTTTTTTCATCCATTGGATCTTCTGGATATGTAATATTTTTAATGTTCTTATTGCGTAAATATGCTTCAAATTCACTTAATTGAGTATTGACAGCTTTATTAGCTTTATTAACTTTATCTTTTTTATCCATTAAACCATCTAAAATATCAGACCTATTTGTTGGTTTTTCTATTTTGTTTACTGATTTATTATGCGCATCATTTGATTCAATAATTTTGTCAATTTCAATACGTTTAGCATATTGTATATTAGCTTTAATTCTATCTGTAGATTGTGGAGGATAAAACATTTTAGAATAAGTAACTAATTTTTCATCAACATATGCATCAGCTTTATTAAGTAATGGTGATGCGTATTTATTAGCTGCTTTACGAGACACACCTAATTCAACTGCTCTTGCATACATACCTTCTAATGTATCCCATTTTCTACCTACTTCTGATTTTAACTTAACAACATTATCATTATACTCAGCTTCAGTTTCAGCAGACTTACGAATAGACTCTACTTGATTAGCAGTAATAGCATTAGGATTACGAATAGCAATTGCATTTAATTGTACTAAAATTTTAGGATCAGAATTTTTATAGTATGATGCTTCCAATTCTTGCACTGTAATCTTATCTTTATCTGTTTGAGCAGACTCTACTTCTTTTCTAGTATCTTTAAGATCATTAAAGCGTTTACGTAAACCATCTCTTACTTTGTCTTTAAGACTATTACCTTTATCATCTTCACCAAGTGAAGCATAATAATCAGTCTTGTCTCCAAAAATACCTTGATTTACTTTATTCATTACATCATATGAATCAGTAAAGAATGCTTTATCTGTAGCACCATAATTAATTAGTGAATTAACTACAGCATTGTCTACAATCTCTTTTGCTCTTTTTGCATATTTTAATTGTGTTTCCCCTGGTAACATAGCAATGCGATCATTAATATCAGCAATATATGTAGCAGCTTTAAGTTTAAATTCCATTGGATTATTATTCTCAACTAATAAGCCAATTTGGGATGAAAAGTTAGTAAAAGATTCTTCTACTTTAATTTCTTGTTGAGCAACATATTTCTTAGACACTACTGCGTCTGCATGTCTTAATAGTTCTTGAGATGCTGTGCCTACAGAAGCTCTAAACTTTAATGACTGTTCTGGATCTATTTTGGCTAAAATATTGCTATAGCCATTAATCATACCATCTAGTGTAGATCTAATATCATCACGATTAATATCTATACCAGAATCAATGACTCCTTGGATACGACTTAACTCACTTTTAGCTTCTAATTCAAAATCAGCTTTGACAGTTGCTGCTTGAGCTGCTACTGCATTTTGACCAAAGATTGTGTAATCTTCTGAAAATAATTCTTTAGGATCTTGTTTACGACTAACAGCATCCATGATTTGTTGCAATGATGGTCTATTAGATGCACCATATTCAGCACCAGCTTTTTTAGCTTTTTCAGTTTGTGACTCCATTGCAAATTGAGAAATTTTATCTAAGCCAGCAATAAGTGATTTTGATGACTTCATAGACTCTTGAAGATCAGCAAACTGTAAAGGCTGAGTATCTGCTAATGTAATATTTTGTCTTTGATATACTGGATTATCTGCCATAATTATCTCTTATGCTTTAGGTTCTGGTGCTTTAGGTGTTGGCGCTGATGTTTTATATGTTTTACTAATATTTAATGCTCCAGTAAATAATTTGCTTGCAGCATCAAATGCACCACCTCGCATTGCAATGTCTCCAGCTGTTCCATAGATATCGGCTTGAGTGGATCCAGTCATTAAAGCATTAGCTGCATTATCCATATCCATTAAAAAGTCCTTACCACCTTGCTGAGTATTAATAGTTTGCATAAGCTTAGATGATCCTTCTAAACCCACAACACCACCACCATATCCTCTAGCAACAGATGAAGCATTGGCAGATGTTATTTTACGTAATGTTTCATTACCTCTTTGTTCATATGCTAATGCTTTGCGAGCTGCATCAGCTTCTGTTTGTTTAGCTTGTAAGTCATACATAGCCTTTTGAGACTTTGCTTGAGACATGCTCTGACTTGCGCTTACTACTGTGGATGCTACTGTTAATGCTATTTGCCAAGACATAATTATGTTCCTTGATGGACTCCTACTTTATATTCTAATCCTAATACTGTCATTTTTAATGGTGCGCTTTGAGTAATAGTAATTTTTGCCTCTGTGCTATATCCTAAAATACCATGCAACACTTTAGTTCCTGTAAAGTCTGGGACATCAGCATCTAATATATTTGCTGTATCAAATGATCTAAATGGTATTTCAATGCCATTGATAACTAAATTCTGTGTTTCTAACACTAATGCATTAACTTCAACAATACGCTTTTTAAAACCTAAACGTGTTCCAGTTTGAATCTTAAGGTCTATAGGCATTGTAGTTGCTTCAACGCTAATTGGCAATCCCAATTCATAACTTGTAGTAGATGCTCTAGGGAAAGTAACAGTGCCACCGCCTGGAACAGTTTGATTAGCTTGTACAATACCATCAAGTAAAATATTAATTTCTTTGCCTATTAAATGAGACATAGATAATGATGCTGCTACACCACCTGTTACAGCACTATCTGTCAATAATGTACCATCAAAACGTTCTACATAATATTGATCCGTACCACTAATCGTACGCTTTACCACTGCATAAATAGTAGTAATATCTACACCTACATCTATAAATGATCCATTGTTTGTAATAAACTCTGATGGCGCTATAACATTTTGTGAGCGCATAATAGAATAAGCTGCCATACTTCCATCAGAACTATTAACAATTAATAATAAATCATTTTCATCTGTATCAACTGCACGCCTTAAAGCCATACGAGTAGGTGTCTTTAATAGATGTCCAGACAATAAAGATATCTTAGATGTTAAATATGTTAATTGTGTATCCGAATAGGCAATTTCACTAAGTATCTTTCCTTGGCGTTGAATAAATAATACGCCTGATTCTAGTTGTTGAACACGAATGCCTTGTTTACTACCAGCACGACCAGTAGTAGATACAAAGAATGATGTTGGCGTAATAGGGTCTAAGCCTTGTTGTGGTACATAGAACTCACCACCAGTTGTAAAGATCATAAGGTCTCGACCAGAGATCATATCTGTAATAGCATTAAATGTATTGGTATCTAATGTTGCTTCTACTGCATCATCATCTAAGCCTTCGGTAGCTTCAAAGTCAAAGAATATACCTACTTTTGAACCCCATACTGTAGATGGTCGAGATTTAGATCCACCAAAATATAAACGACCTTGATGAAATGTAACTGTTCTAGGCCATCCTTTTGTTGATGACCATACATCTTCATAACCAGACTCTAATTCCCAATTTGCATTGGCAATAGCTGATGTGTTAAAGAATGGAAATTCAGTAATAGCATTGACCACTGTAGTACTTGTATACTGTACAATTTTTGCTCTACCTTGTGGTATTACATTAATATATTGACCTACAGATGCAGCACTAAAAACAGCAGAAGATGCAGTAAGTGTGACTTTTCCAGATACTGCTGATGGTGTTAATGTGCCAGCTGGGTTAGAGTATGCAATGGTATAAGCATATTTAGGAATACTATCAAAACTAATAGCAGATGCTGTCCATGTAGCATCATTAGCTCCACGCACAATTTTTATGGGAGCAGTATCTTCTTGTACTACAATTAAAGTATCAGCAGATTGTGTCCAACACATATTAGCTAATTTAGCTGATGTAAGACTGACACCTGATGTAGATAAGTATGAATTTCCAGTACCATTAATATTGGTTATTAATACACCGGCTTTAAAGATATGCATGCGATTGTGCGTAAAGCAAAGCATATAACTATCTGATGTAGAAAATTCAAATGCTACTAGCCTTACGCCATTAGCAGCAGATTCTGCACTTGTATTAGGTAATGCACTTATATAGCGTAAGCCATGTCTACGAGTAATGCCACCTTGTGGCTGACATGTTACATTTTGTGCGGTCTCTAAACCATTTTCATATGATTTAATATCTACACGTGAACGAAGTAATGGATCTATTTCACCCGCAGTAAAGTTTGTTTGTATATTAACAAAGCGAGCCATTAATATCTCACATTAATAAGTGAGAAATCTTGAATAGCATTGATAGGTTGTCCTTGTCCATCAATATTCATAGCCTGTCTCATATAGCCACCGCGACCATTTTCTCCTGGGGTTCCTACTGCAATAGTTTGCCAATACTGAGCTTTTTCAGTTTGGTCTGTAATAGGCAATGATAAATGCCATGCTAAGATATATTTTAATAATTGAATAAAATAAGTAGGCATTGCATATTCTGGGACTGAGTACTGATAATCTACATATACTTCTTCGTAGTTAGTAAGTAATTTATCTCCCATGATTCTATACTCATTTCTAAAGGGAGCGCCTACAGAATTACTATTAAATACACCGCGTGGTGATGTTAGACGATCTGATGGTAATTGATATTCGTATTCATATTCTGTCGTTGGTATTGTAACCAAACGAGCCAAAGCCACTTTTTTAAAAGAGAATGACCATGGATAAGTTGTTAGAGCTTGATCTCTAACGTCTGGATAAAGTCTATCGCATATAGATGACTCATCTGTTCCTTCTGTAAATGATGCAATAGGTTTTGCACCTAACATCAATAAAGAATCAGAACAAACGGATAATGCTGAATCTCCAGCTGCCATACTTTATCTCCAAATGTAAGAATAAGGCGAGTGTAAAACACCCGCCCTACCCAAGTTACTTACTGCAATACAGTTTTTTAGTCTGTATTTGTTACTGTTGCTGCTGTTGTATCAGATACGTTTACAACGCCAGCAGCTGTATTTGTCATCACAACGTGATAACCAGCTGTTGAAACTGCACCAGAAGAAGTTGTTACGCGCCAAATAATGTCGCCAACTTTAACTAATGAAGCTACTGCGTTAAAATAACCTGATGTATCAACTGTTGCAGCTGTATCTTCAGTGGTATAACTCCACATTTGTGGAGCATTACCAGCTTTAGATTGACCGCCAATCGGTTGAAATGCTGTGCTTGAAAATGCCATAATAGTTTCCCCTTAGATTAAGTTTCACGGCAAGTGATTTGAACGATACCCTCAGCATCAATTGTTGTTGCTGTAGCAGAGAAAACTGCATTCACAAGGAATGATGTTTTTTCTGGAACATAATTGATTTCTGTGCGAGGAGCTATGCCTTCTGCGTAACCAACAGAGTCTTTATGGAACGCAAACATTGTTCTATCTAAAGATCCATCGATTGCTAAACCACCTTCTGAACGATCACCCAATGTATGGAATGTGAAACCTAAGAATGTATTGATTTCGCCAGCCACAAGTGCTTTAACTGTATTGAAGTCAGAAGAAGTTACTGCTGTTTCTGAAAGCAATGAAGCCAAGCCATTACCATGTAAAATAACATGGCGATCCATTGGAGGAACATTGTTTTTATCTAATAGACGTTTAGCTTCACGTAATTTAGCTACGCTTAGGTTAGTGTCTGTTCCGCCAATGTCGTTAGACACTGTTAATGAAGTTGATGAAGCAGCAAGTGCATCAAGAACCATTTGATCTTGACGGCGACCAATAGCGTTAGCTACTAATTGCACTAACTCTTGTCTTTCGTCAAAGTTTACTTTTTGTTGCATGAAAATGTCAGAGTACTCTGCTGCATTCCAATCTGCAAGCGTAGCAGTTACTTGTGACCATGCTGCATTTAATGGTGTTACGTCTGTTTGTGGGATTCTTAAAGTAGCAACACCTTTGCCTACTTTAGGAAATTTTACTACTGAGCCTTCAACACCGCGTCTTTGTCTAACAGCACCAACTAATTCTGCCTTACCTTGGTAAGCCTGTTTAACTTCGGCATCAAAGAGCGTTACAAAAGCGCTTGATAATCCAATAGCCATGTTATTCTCCTAGAATTGATAAAAAATTTAAGTTTATCGCTTTGGTTAGCCAAGAAATCTGGGCCAGTGCTTGCTATTTACGATAGCCATACGACAAGACAACTTGCGTGAAGGGTTGCGAATGCAATGAGCCTTGAGGAGTTTTTAGCATGTTTTGCAAATTTATGCAAGTATTTTGCGTATTAAACAAAAAAAAGGCCCACCGAAGTGAGCCTTAGCCTACGGAGACTAATTATGTACCAAAAGATGATTGGAACATTTTTTCTACTTTAGCACGATATCCAGGATCTGTTTTATATTTTGGATCCCCTACCATAGCATAAAGTTCATCTTTTGACGGAGCGCCACTAACAGGAGAGTTATCTGTAGGTACACGACCTTCATAAGATGATCTTAACTTTTCTAATGCAGCAATGCCTTTAGCAGTGCCACCCATTACTTTAAATTCTTCAAAGTCGTCTTTACCCCAAATACCTTTATTAACTAATCCACTAGCCCATTTAATCATGCCATTGATGCGCGCATCTGCATTAGGACCTAGTGCTTTCTTTTCTTGCTCTAAGTTAATTGTTTGAGTATTTTCTGCTTCAAAGCCCATTTCAACAACTTTACCTACTAATGTATCTAAAGCTGCCTGGCTAACGTTATATTCTTTAGCCCATTCTATAACATGACTCCTTACAGGATCAGTCTCTGGAATGTTTTTAAATGCAGATACATCATACTTTCCATCTGCTGGTGCTTTATGTTTGCCTTGTGAGATTTGCTTGCGGAGATCAGTCCATGACTTAGCAATTGCTTCTAGGTCTGGTTCTGCATTATCTTTCTTCCAAAAGTTTTCTGGCCACCATTCTGGTCTTTCTAATGGAGAGTCATCTTCTGTAGGTTCAAGATGTGATATATCAGTCTTTGTAGGATCTGATGCTTGTGTTTCTATTTCAGGTGATGCGTTGTCGAGTAAGCCAGTTTCTTGAGATACTTCCTCAGTACTAGGCTCGATTGAGTCATCTATCATTACATTTTCCTTGCTCTAATTAACCTTGCTTCTAAATCTCTTACCATACTATTCTGACCTTCTCGGTAGTAAGCATAGCTAGAATCGCTACCAGGCAGGGCAACTGGTTGCTCTAAAACAGTTTGACGTAACCACGCCATAACTTTTTGTCCATCTTCATTACCTAATACGCGTAAAACTAATCTGTCTAAATCTTCTCTTGCTTGGCTAACATCCCTAACATCTAATGGTAATTGATTCTCTAAATCTTCCCATCCAGCCATTACATTCCCCCTTGTTTAACCATTTGCTTGGCAGCCTCTGGTATAACTTCTGGTGCTTGTTGTGCAACTTGTTGTGCAGCCTGAGCCATTTGTTGAGTCATCATTGCACGTTCTTCTTGAGTGTTGCGTATCTTTTGTGGTATACCTAACTTTTCAGCAATGTAATCCATCATAGCATCCATCTTAATAGTCATTTGAGCTTGTGGACCTGCTTGTTGTACAATTTGAGCATATTGTAATACGCTTTGTACATCTTCCATGCTTTGTGCCATAGCTAATGGTGCTACCGCTGATACTCTAATTTCTAATCCATTGACTTTAAGTGGCAAATCAATAAGACCACGCTCATCCATAACTTTTAAAATCTTAGTTACCAATGGTATCATAGTTTCATTTATCAGTCTGCCAAATGCTGATCCTAGATTCTGTGATAACTCTTTCATTCTTTCTACTACTTCTGTAGCAGAACGAGCTGACATATTATCTGGTGGCAATGATTCATCTAATAGAATACGCTTAATACTCATGCGTAAATCATTCATAATAATTTGAGATACATTAAAATCACCAGCACGTGGCAATGGTTTTAATGATTCACCTTGTGGGCCACCATTACGTGCAACAGGAATAATAGCACCTGGAATAATTTTAACTGTATTGGGATTCAATACGCCATCATCTGCTGCTGTATAAACACCAGCAATAGCCAATGAAGCATTTTTAAGTAATAGTTCTAATGTTTTGTTAAGCGTCTTAATGTCTGGCAATGCAGTAATTAATGGACCACGACCATAAATCTCTCCAGCTACTTTTGCATAGCGAGATACAATCCATGGACTTTCATTCATTCGTTTATAGACTAATTCTGTTTTAGATTCTTTATGAATAACATGGTAACAATAATCACCACGCTTTTGATCTAATACTGTAGCTTCAATTAAATCTAAATCATCTGTAGGCTTTTGATCAATTTTCTTTTGCAGTTCTTCTGGGATAACTGCATCTGGCCATTGTCTCATTAAAGACTCGCCTTTAATACGCATACGTCTATATACATTATCTACTTGACCATTAGCACCTTCTTCAAAAGATACTAAGAATTGTGGTACTGGAATAAAATTAAGTGGATTAATATCATCACCAGGCTGAACCATCATTACAGCAGTACCTACAGATAGATCAAGTAAGAACTCGCCAATAGCAATATCAAAGTTAGATTGTTTTAATGTAGCAAATAGTTTATCTGAATACACATCTAATGCAGCTTGCGCTTCTTCTTTGCGATCATCAGGAATATCTGCTCCTGGCTCAAGTCTACACCACTTACGTTGTGGTGGGAATATGCCAGATTGCATACGATTAGCAAATCGTTGTGTAGAATTAATAGCAGTAGAATCAAACACACGATTCATTTTCTTTTGCCCTGTAGTTTTACCATCGTAATAGCCGTCATAAAGATTACGTTGTGGTAAAGCAAATTCATAGGCTTCATCATACAAAGATCTAAAGTCTTCTTTTTTTGTTAGCGCTTTATCATGTCTTCTTAAAACATCATCAGCAGATAATCTCATCATTTCAGCCATATTAATCCCTATGATTTCTTATTTTTATTTGCAAAGTTTGTTGCTGCTTCTTTACTGCCAAATCCCCAAGCTTTTAATGCTAACTTTAATCTTGTAGGTTTTCCATTCTTATCTACTAAAGGACCATTCATTCCACCAAATCTAGCAGCAAAAGATACGCGTCTAGGATTAGTTCCATTTTTTACTGGAGATTGTAAGTTACCACCTTCTTTACTTTCAAAGTATTTTCTTCCAGCTTCATTTAATCCACCATTAGGATTTTGATGTTTCTTTTGTTTTCCTATTCATACCATTCTAAAAATAATTCAGCCATTTGAGCAGCACCACTAACATTAGTTAATCTAAATAAATATGTCGTTAATGGGTTTAATACTATTTCTAAAGCACTAGATCCAGCGCCACCAGATTTTTTACCAGATCCACCAGCAATAATTTCCGCATCCATTTCAGTTCCAGTTACTGTTACAGTTGGATTAATCAATATTGCTGATTGACTTGTTGTTGCACTTGTTCTATTTCTTTTAACTGCTGTAAATGATGTTCCTCCAGATACAGTTGCACCTTCATACATGTAAAGTTCAGCATCTCCACCACAACTTGAATCAACTAATACATGTGCATATACGCCACTAGCCCATGCAACTGCTATATCACAACTTGCTCCATTTGCTAATTTTGTTGCACCTGGATATATTCTATATGCTTTAAAAGCTCTACCTTCATGCAAACGAAGATGATTAATATCTAAAATAGGAAATGGTCTATCAGATCCAGCAATATAACTTATGCCATCTTTATCTACATAAGCTGGATTAACATGCCTAGATTTTGTAGTGTCTGATTCGCGAAATATATTAATCGCCATTATTTTTTCTTAGGTTTCATTGCTGTTTTAGCAGCTTTAATAAATGCAGCATCTGTAGGCGCACCAGGAGATCCAGGTTTGCGCATCTTTTCTTTAGATCCAGATTCAATACGTTCACGCTTTGCATGAATGTTGGCATATAATCCAGCTTTCATTTCTTTTTAGCCATTCCAGCTTCGCTCATAGCAATAGCAACGGCTTGCTTTTGTGATTTAACTACTGATCCACCTTTGCCAGAATGAAGTGTTCCAGATTTCCATTCTTTCATAACTTTGTGAACCTTAGCTTGCATTTTATCTTTTTTCATTATATCTTTTCTCCAGTTCCTAAAGATGCATCAGCTCCTAATGCGTCTGGTGTAGCTACAGATGAAATCAATGATGATCGTCTTTGGCGCGCACGTTTGGCTGCTGCTGTTCCTTCTGCTGCATTACGTGCTGGTGCAATATCTACTGGTATTGGTGCTGGTGCTGGTGCTGGTGCTGGTTTTGGTGCTGATCCGCCCATGATTAATATCCTCCTGTTGGTGGTGTTTCAGTTCCTAGCGTTTGAACGCCAGTTTCTGGGTTAAGTCTTGCTTCTGAAAGTAACACGCGTGATCCAGTTGCTGCTCTTGATCTGCGTCTACTAGCTAATTGTTCTTCTAAATTACGTTTATCTTCTAATGCTTTTGCTTCTGCATCTGCCATTTGCTTTTTTTGCATAGCTAATTGTTCTTCTGCACCAGAAGTGTTAGGCGCTCCGCCAAATAATCCACCCATTACAATCTCCTAAATAAAGTAAAATCTTCCTGTGCCGGACTATACTTAGCCATAATGCCCTCTGGCTCAAACTTTAATGCCAGAGCAAAACGCATAGCAACATTATCAGATGTTTTAACAGATATTTGTAATCTGTGCAAGTTAAATGTTATCCAACAGATATCTAAAAAGGCTTTTGACGTGCGAATCATGGTTATTGGATATCTCTTAGATTGCGGTGATAGTAATGACCACACTTCTGCTACACCATTCCACAACAATGCACATCCAAATACAGCTACAGGCTTACCATGAAGAAAGGCTGTGATAACTGGCCCACGTGTTGTTTGCCCAGCAATTTGTTGTTTAAATACTTCCATGCCTAATACTTGAATATATGATTCAATACCATCTAAATCATTTAAATGATCTATATGAAATGGTAAAAAGTATCCACCTTCTACATGTGGTAAGTTTTGTAATACTTCTGGATTAATCAAATATGTTGAAGTCATTGCTTGCTACAGTTTGTGCAATTATAGTTGATGCTGATAATGGACTTTTGGTTAGTCGTTTATGTTCCCCTCCGCCAAGAAGTAAGTATCCAAATGCATCGCCTACGTGAGAATGTTCATTTTTGTTTGGTGCATCTTTAAATCGTTCATGTCCAGCACCAACAGCTACTCGTTTAAAATGGTATCCACCCGCTAATGACTTACGTATCATTTTGCATTTAGTTGCAATTATAAGCCCAGGCTTACCCATAATAAGTCTTTGCATAGGAGCTGCGGCTGCTTCACGTCTAACTTTAAAGTCATTAGATGGTGTTGGCTGTGCGCGTAATCCTAATGTGCGTAAATAATCAAATGCAGTAACTTCATAAATAGCATCTCGTTGCATACCAGCCGGATCACCCCACATTAGCATTTGTGCTTTAGGGTATCTAGCATTAAGCTCTGCTAATAACTGCTGACCAAATCGTTCTAGTCCCATATCAAATGTAACAATCTCATCTAATATAATCCATCGTCCATTGTTTAATCTTTGCCCAACGACTGCGGCTGGAGTCAAACCAAAGTCAAGGCCAACTTGTAATGGCAACTCTGGATCGTATTCTACTTCACCGCTCATGGCACTATCATCATACTCTGGCCATACTGGTCTGCCTTCTTGAACGTATGTATATTTACCTTCGGCATAACACTTAATCCAATCTAAGTTCTTACCGCCTAACATCTGCATGTAATAACCCGCCGGTAGATTGCTTACGTTTTCAGCTTTGGGATTTATTTTCCACCATCGACCACCAGAAAATATATGATCGTTAGCTTCTGGGTTCTCTGGTAAATCACCCGGCGATACTTCTATAACACCACCAGGCTGTTTAAAGAAAGCCCAAGCATACTTGCCATTAAGTTTATCCTTTTCGGCTAGTTTAAACCACCAGTGGTCATCATCCATTGGATTAGTATCCATCCACACACCATGCCAAGTAGGTCCTCCATCACGTTGAGTCGGATATCTACCCACACGATGCGTAAGTCCGTCAATAACTGCTTTAGGAAGTTCACGAGCTTCATTTACCCACGCTCCAGTCAATTCAAGTGATAATAGTTTACGCACATCTTTAGGTTGGTCAAGTGCTAAAAATATAACTTCGCAATCAATACCCGCTGCTTCACCACGAGATGGCAAACGGATATGATGAGTAATAGGGGGAGTGTATAACATTGGTCCAAAAGTATTCTCTGGAAATAAATCTTGCCATGTTTTAATCGTTGTTGTCTTTAATTCTGGATATGAGTTACGAACAATGACAAATCGTGTATAACGAACGCCATCTAATGGAGATGGCTTTTGTCTAACTGCTCGCATCATAATCTCAGCGGCACATGCATAGGATTTACCAGAGCCAACAGGACCCATCATTCCACGCACAAATGCGTCTGACTGTAGAAAGTTCCATGTTGTTGGAGCAGTGCTAAAATCTAAATCAATCCCAGGGCCATGAATGGCTTTCTGGGACATTTCTTTTGTTTTAGCCATCTATATCTTTAATCTCAAGCATCAATAACTGATTAAGAACGTTAATCTGTGCTTGTAATGCATCAATAATTTGCAAGGCCTCGGATTGATAAATGTTATTTAATGCATAAACATCTCGTAACTTTTGAATACGCGATTCTAAATCACTCATTAATTTTCTCCTCAAGTTGTAAACGATTTGCAACTAACATAATATAACCAGCTATATCTATCCAATTGTCAATATAATATGGATCTCCATAAATAATACGGCCTATCTTATGAATTGCCATATCTAATGATTCTTGCATGTCTGAATCTAATCTATGCCAATTTCCGTTTTCATTCCGCATATCTTCTTTGACTACTTGAATGAAGGTGCATTTAGACACATAATCACCATGCGTTGCTTGACGTTCATTCAGTATCTTTGTTATCTGGTCCTGTGTCTTCGCCATGGTCTATAATCTCCGGTGCGCGTATGTTAATACCTAATACGCTTGGTTTATCTGATTCTTCCGGATTATCTAACAAACCAGAAGCTTTAGCAAGTATACGTAATACACCTACTTTATCCCATAACTCAATATCCAAAGTCGTATAACTATTTCCTTCCTTATCAACTTTAGTATTCGACTTAATGGACTTAATGGCCTGTAAAGCATGGTCTGGTATATCCTTACTCGGTTTAATTTTAATATTACCTTGCTCGTCCCAATCCATAATATCAGTAAGCTTTGTATTCGCCAGACATAACAAAGAATAGCTAACAGCTTCACGATTTTGCTGTAACGTAGTCGAACGCTCAAGCTTCCTCTGAAGGCTACGAACACCACCATAGCCAGCAAGTGAAGGGATGGGCTTTTTGGTTTTGATTTCATCTGTCATTAAAATGGAATATCATCTGGTAAGTCATCAAATGTAGGTTGCACTGCATTGTCTGTGGCAGCTTTTGCTACGTATGGCTTAATGCTTACTTTACGATATGGTGTTCCAGTATGCTGACCAATATCTTCTTTAATATTCAAATAATATAAATTGCCATCAAGGTCTGCAAACTCACCAGTCCATTCCGGATGCCAACCTTCCGTTTTCTTTTCATTCTTAAACGCAGCGCCTGTGCCTGGTTTTCTTGGTTTTTTATCTTCTGCCATTTTGTTTCTCCTATTTAACTGCTGCGCCTTTAACTCTTTTGTCTAGACACCTAGCGCAGATCCAGCGTCTATTTGTTTTCTTTGGTGATACTTTCCACATGCCACCATCACTTTTAACATGGGCATAGCATGTAGAACAAAATCTGTGGCCAAACTCTCCAACAGGAGCTTCTTCAAAAATAACTTCTAATTTAGATTTCATTAATACTTACCACTGCCTTTCCATTAACAACTGGATCACTTCTTGCAATAGATAATATATCAATTTGTGAATCGTCATCATACACACCAGCTGCCATCAATGCATCTAATATTGCCTTCAAGCAATTATCGAGATCAAATATACGCCTACTTCTAGGATGAATATAAATATTAACGTAAAGGCGAGCATTCCCAAAAGATCCCACTTTGTCCCGAAAACAAATTGCCTGGACTGCTGTCTTAAAAAGCACACCCTCTTTTGAGATA